TATATCATTCTTCCAATAGTCGTAAAGAAATTGTTTTACAGTAGTTTGGAATTTACTACGGCTAGGCTTTTCCCAATCAATTAAATACTTCTTTGCGTTTTTAAGATTGCGCTCTTTACCATTCACATCAAAGAACTTCATGCCTCAACAGCTGCAACCTGTTCTCTAAAATACTCGATTAAAAATGCACTGAGATCCTTGTCTTCCTCTATATGCTTGAACAGTTTAGCCTCACCTTGGATTTTTTCTGGAAAAGTAAAACCTTTAGAAGTTAGAAGCTCCATAAAATCATCTGTAGCTTTCAACCAAGCGCCAGCTTTAGTGATAAACTCCCATCCATAGAGCATATCTATAATTTCTTTCTCTACCCAAATCGATGTGCCTCCTGTACGACCATACCTAATTGGGTAAGGTATTGTCGTATTGGTCTTTTCGTTGGCAGATTTTTTGATGGTTACTTTAGCAAAATGACCAATGATGGGGTTTTTCTTAACATCTGGAGTCTTGATAGAAGGGTTCTGCAAAATGAGATCCCCTTTGAATCTAGGCTCAAACTCTAGGATGTTGTTAGCAAAGTGTAGTAGCGCATTACCACCTGTAGCAGTAGTTTGTCGAATTGGGCTTTTCGAGTATGGGTCGATTTTGATATCCGCTCTAACCTGACTAATAAAGATGGCCATGTGACCACGCTTACCTAAAGCTACACTAGTCTTTTTACAAAAATCTGATGCGATTAATGCACCCCCTGCAACTTTACTAGCGTCCTCAAAACTCTTACTGTTATCGTCTCTCCTGATCAAACCATCAATGGAATCGACGATGAAACAATAGAGATTCTTATCCTCATTATTTGTGATAAGCTCCTTAATTAGACTCATCGCTGATTCATAAATATTACTCTCATACACGAAGCAAGTCCCCTCTTTCCATTCGTCCTGATCAACGAATTTAACTCCACTCCTCTTTTTCATCTCTGGACTCAACCTTCCTTCAGCTTTAATGTAAACACCTCTAGCTTTAGGTATTGTCTTCAAGAAATTTTTCATAAGCTCCAGAGACTCTGATGTCTTACCTCCCTCGTTGATTCCTGTGAAGCGATGTAATCCAGGACCGAAGCCTCCTCCCAGATGCATGTCAAATTGCAGGGAGCCGCTAGATACTTTATAATCTATAGTCTCTTCAAAGTTGTAATGATCACTCTTGTTCGCCTTAAGAAAGTTGTTAAGGATTCCTGCTGGGTTTATGCTATCACTCATTTAAAAAATCTTTTATGGTTCGCTTGATGCGGGACACATCTCCATCTGGTCCCACTTTATCACCTATATCATAGGTCTTATACTTCGATAAGTCAACTTTAAAATTAAAAGCCCTAAACTTTTCGTCTAGAGTCTCTTTTAGTTTATCGCTGACTAAGTAAGCTAGAGAATCAAACTTCTTGCCGAAAGAGACAATGGACATAAATTCCTGAGAGTAACGACTACATAAGTCGTTAAGCATTTTCATCTCCCTAGCAAAAAAGACCCTCCTCCCCTTATCAGGGACTTCTATTAATCGGAAGATTATCTCCCTTTTGTTAAGAGGCTTCGGCTTACTCACGCCGAAGTCTAGCTATTCGCTAAATCATGGTCAACCATTTTTTTAATCAAATCTAAAAAACTACTCTTAGGCTCCCATCCTAGATCTCTCCTAGCGTCTGAAGAGTCTCCCCATAAAACTTCTACTTCTGCGGGTCTATAGAAATCTGGATTGATACGCAATAAAACTTTGCCCTCATGAACATATTCCTCTTCAACCCCTTTACCAATCCACTCACATTTATCTATGGCAAAACCAGCGAAGTTGAAAGCTTCTGCGACAAATTCTCTAATAGTATGGGTTTCATTGGAAGAAAGGACGTACTCTCTAGGCTCTTCTTGATTAAGCATCAACCAAACACCATCAACAAAATCTTCCGCATCGCTCCAATCTCTTTTAGAGTCTACATTACCCAATTCAAGAGGCTTAAAGTTATCCAGATGATATTCATTCTTAATTCTGGCTACGTTTTTGGTTATTTTACGAGTCACAAACTCTTCTCCACGGCGAGTCCCTTCGTGATTGAATAGCCAACCTTGGATAGCGTAAAGATCATAAGAGTCCCTCCAAACTTTTACCATATGTCTCGCACTAGCCTTAGAAACGCCATAAGGACTTCTTGGGCGTATAGGGTGAAGTTCTGATTGAGGAGAGTATAAAACATCCCCAAACTCCTCTGAGGAGCCAGCGTTGTAATATCTACAATTAGGAGAATGTTTCCTGATTGCCTCTAGCTGATATAGAACAGCCATAGCATTAGTCTCCATATGATTAACTGGCATCTTCCAGCTGACCCCAACGAAAGAATTGGCGGCAAAATTAATAAAATAATCAGGTTTCTCCTCTGAGATCACAAGCTCTGTATTCGCTTGATCAGCAACGTCTAAATCAATTAATTGGAATCTAGGATTATTGAGAAGATGCTGAATATTATCATGATTTTTGACACTCAACCTTCGAACCCCAGCTACAATAGTATGGTCAGTATTCTTCAAAAGATAGTCAGCCATAAAACTGCCATCTTGACCTGTGACACCTGTAATAATTATTTTTTTCATTTTATATTTTAGACAGAAAAACTTCATCAAATTTTTTCATGACTTTTTCAGGAGTCAAATCAGAGTAAGCATTCCAATCTTCGTTAGGTTTTTTTTCAAAACTTTTCATAATTTCCAAAACAGTTTCTCCATCTTTATAATAGAGACCCTTTTTACCAAGGGTGCTAATATGATTTCTTTCTGGAGAATTTTCAAAGGTTATGACAGGTTTGTTGCAAAAAGAATATTCCGCACATGCCATCCCAAAAGACTCCCCTATTGTCCTCGCGTGAATCATAGCATCTGAGGTATTTATAAATTTCCTTTTTGTTTCTAGGTCAGCGAAAGCTTCAACGTGAATAACTCTTTCATGATCAATAAACGGGTGTGTCTGAGCAAAGACGAAATAGACATCTTCTCTTAAGCTAAGAAGTTTGATGATCGCATCATTCACAAAAGGGATATCCCAACCATAAAACCCGCCCAAACGAGAAAAAACAGTAGCAGACTTAGGTATTTTTAAGTCATCTCTATAATCTTCTGAGTACTCAGGAAGATGAACAATATAAGGAACAAATGGATGCTCACCATTAGAGCAGTGGTTGGAAAGCCATTCAGAAACATAAGCATACACACTTCCATGAGGTTCGTTTTCGCATCCTACAACATGCGTAAGCATAGGGGTATTTTTTACTAAGCGCCCATCATGTTTTTTCCCACATTTTTGAATATAAATTGCGTCAGCTTGAATTCTCTCAAGAACATCTTCTAAAGCCACCATATCTTCACTCCCATCTAATTCAATCACTTCCATAGAGTTTTTGAATTTTTCCATAGCTAAGGGGTGAGTACCTGCATGTTGTTTATCACAAATCATATATGATTTATTGCCGAGAATAGTCTGATTAAAATATGCATAATCATAATTGCTTACACCAGTCCCTTGAATGTCAAGGTGGGGAAGATAAAAAGCTATTGTTTTACTATTGTTCATGACTAGATAATATATGGTTACCTTAATGTTGATTTGTAAAGACCAATCTCTGAACCTTGAACTACTAATGGAGGTTCCCACCAATATACGTTGGCATTATGTAATTTAAATTGATAACTTAATTCCCAATCAGCAGCAGTAACAAACTTATCCATTGTGCCAGATATCTTTTCAGCTAAATCCCTTTTTAATAAATAAGAATCTCCACCTTTTGAGGCTGGATGATCTACTTTGTAAGTAAAAACATCTTCTTTAACGAATTGAGGATTTACTCTTAGTCCAGCACAACTCCCTATAAATATAGCATCCCAATCGTCGGGAGTTAAATCTAAAAACTTATTAAATTTTTCAATAAAATCCTCTACAAAAACAACGTCATCCTCAAAAACAACACCATAATTATCACATTCTTTAGATATTTTTTCGATAGCTAATTTATGTTTAAAAACGCAAGAAATTTCCCCCTTGTTTAATATACGATGAGGTGTTGACCTATTACCATAAGTTGGGTGGATTTTAGAATTGTAAGATTCTTCAGATGAGTCATAATGCTTATCAATTAATTCATCAGTTAAATCCTCTTGATCATATTCAGTAATATACTCGATATCTATACCAAGATTCTTAAATTGTTCATCTGTATGTTTTTTTCGATCTTCTAGTTTAGTATAGTGGACCAAATATGTTTTTTCAGCGTTTATCATTTTAGTATAGTATCGGTTATAAATTGCAAAATAGATTTTGGCAAGAACTCTTTCTTTATCAAGTTATCTTTAAATAGAGGCTCTCTAAGATATGAGTTATACAAATCATCATCTTGGTCCACTTCTTTGATATGTTGAAAAAGAGATTCTAAGGATTCATAATTGTTTAGATTAATAAAACACTTCTCGTTAAAATCGTTGGACGCTTCGTCATCACAATAGTATATAGGTATATTCCCAGCTGTTTTAGCATGGAAGAGTTTTTCTGTGTAATACCCAGAATATAAACGATTTTCATAACAAACAGAAAATTTATAATTTTTAAGGTTATTATATTTTTTTATTTCTCCATTACTCCAATTACCAAAAGGATGACCAAATCCGTCTACTCTTTTGTAAGTAGAAAATAAATTATACGTTTCCACTCTTTCCTTTGTAGGATTATTAAAAATCATTGCACAAAATTTATTTTTTTCTGAAGAAATAAATTCATTTTGCCCTATTAATTCAGGTCTTAGTATGAATTCAGGATTTCCATAACCGCCTTTATCAAACCAGTCAATTTGTAGAACCCAGAGAGGTAATCTGTAATGACGGGGATCGTCAGAAAAATCAAAAGTAAAAGCAAAGTCACACTTTCCTATATTGTAGTGAGCTTGATGATTAGTTATTCTTATAGGCTCATCCGAATCAAAATTTGGGGAGACACTTTCCCCCGTAAAAAAAACCTTTTTACATCTGTGATTTTTATATTTATTTCTCTCTCCTATATTACTATAATCCACAGAAAAAAATAATAGGTCAGGATCTTCTTCATCTATAATGATATTATACTTTGTGCAGAGTAGGTGGTAGAAATAATTATTTCTTTTATCATACCCAGGCCAATAATCTACAAAGTTTATTTTTAGATCATCCATATTATTTAAATAAATTAAAGTTTAGAGTCTCAATATCGAAATCGTCCCAAATATTTTTATAAAGATCAGCAGTAAGATCTAACTCTTTTAATTCAGACCAATCATCTATAATGATCATCGGTATCCCCATCTCTTGAAACTTCTCTACCCCATGCCATCTAGTAACTATAGGGATACTTTTCATATAAATAGACTCCCAAGTTTTGTGACAATCCAAGCCATTGCCTACAGGGGAAACTGTAAAATACGATTTTGCAATATCTCTTAAATAATCTTTTTGAGTAGAGCCAACAAAATCATCATGATCTTGTATCGAAGCAGCATTTGGGTAATTGCTTTTATTCTGCAAAGGATATTGATCGGATATTTTATTTAAACAATCATATCTCGCTGAAGGGTTAGTAGATACATTAAAGTTAACGTAAACTTTATTAGTTTTTTCTTGACTCTCACCCATAATCTCAAGAAATCTTGATTGATTACCATGCGACCATTTAGGGTTAGCTATACCAATAGGAATAGGCTTTACTTTAGGATGTTCAAATACTAAGTTTTGTGTATACCAATTATTGATATTAGGGAATAAATCCAATACATAGTCTATTTGTTGAGCGTCAAAATTAATATCTGAATTATGAGTGACTAAATCAAACTCATCAGGAAGTCTTACAGAACCTATTTTTACGTAAGTACTTAATAGACTTAAGTACTCAGGTTTACAAAATACTAGATTGTTATCTAAAGATTCATCTTTAAAATTTACAAAAACTGAATCTCTAGCGTTTTTGTAGTCTGTCAACTGTAAACCGCATTGGTGCTTAAAATATGTCCCACATAGAAAATTCATTTTATTTTCTCCCAGAATTTTGAAGCTGCATTTTCACAACCCTCTTTGAATTTGCCGTAACCGACTTTGTTAAATTCTTTATAAGCCCCTATTTTCGATGTGTCACCTATAATCTCATCAACACCGCATAATAAAGCTTCGCCGACCATTCGACAAAAAGGCTCTTTTACTATAGGGGAATGAAATAAAGCCTTAGATTTTTTGAAGACTGCCGCTACTTCATCGTGAGATAGCAGACCGTGATATTTAATGTTTTTAATGTCTTTAAAAAAATGATCAGAAGAAGATTCGCCCCATCCGAATACATCTACTTGTCTGTCAGGATTTATTTTAGCAAATTCCAGTAATTTATTAAATCCTTTTAGCGGGTGCAGATAACCACAATAAACTACATCATACTCTTTCGAGTCTTCAGATTTAGTAAACAATGAAGTATCAATAGGGTCATAATTGATCTCTACATCATGAAAATAGTCCCCATACATTTCTTGAAAAAACTCTAAATGATAATCGCTTAGAAAGAAATTTTTCTCAGCTTTACTAAACAAGTGTTCTCTAAGACTATCAGTTAGATAACTACAGGAGTCATGCTCAAGCCTGACTGAGTTAGGCATCCTTAATATCAAGGGAATTTTTTCTGGAGTAATCCTGCTTATTACCTCCAGATTAGAGTTGACGACTAAATCATAAGAAGAAAGAAAATCTGTAGCTGATGATCTATAGCTATGCTCCTTAATCTCATAGCCAAGCTCTCGACCTTTATCTATTATAATTTTATTACTTACTTGTGCGCCACCAGAATTATCTTCCAGCGTAAAGTCAGAAATGAATAATACCCTCATCTAGTGAGGTTATTATAACCTATAATTCCTCTTCTTCAACCACTAACTTAATCTCAGTAAGAAACGGGTAAGCGTTTAGTAAATCTTGATGCTCAGCAAACCCCTCATCATCCCAAGCCCACTCACTCAAAATTTCTTCATCATCCCATTCTATAGCTTCTTCAGAAGCCATTGAACTTACAGGTTTCTTCGACCAGAACCTACAACTCCAATAACGAGGTGTAGTTTTGTCCTTAGCTGTATCGCATTTGTGCCTAGCTCTAAAACTACGCCTTCTATCAGGATCGTCTCTTTTGATTTCCATATTAGGATCACCAAATTTAACCATGATAGTATTCCCAGTTTTTGGGCTTTTTACATATACCCCAAATTTCTTTTTACCACCTTTTAGTCTAAAAGGCTTATTAAGAGTTTTTTTTTCCGCTTCTGAATAATCAATATCTTCGATATCTTGATCCATATCCAATTCAGAAACACCAGCTTTTAAGAGATCAATTTTAGC